GAAGTGGAAGAGTACCTCTTCGAGTGCGTAAACATCGACCGGTCAAACATCCAAGGCGAGTTCGCGCGCGTGTCGGCGGACATGGCTTACTGGGGGGAGATCTTGGCCGGCTTGGAACGGGACCTGGCGACGTCGAAGTCCGACGTGGAGCACTGCAAAGCCCGGCTAAGCATTGACATGCGCACCCAACTGGAACGCCTTGCCGCATCGAAGGCCGCCGGTAAAGGCAAAGCACCCCCGAGGGTGACGGACTCGCAAGTCGAGTCGAAGGTGGTCAGCCATGACCAATACCGCGTCGCCACCGAAAACCAGAGGCGCAGCGACTATCAAGTGAAAAGCGCGAAAGGTGTCCTCGAAGCCATCCGAACGAAACGTGACATGCTAATTTCTCTCGGCGCACAAATGCGCGCAGAACTCAAAAGCGAACCGTATATCAAAGAATCCGAGCCATTCGGCTCCCATTGAAACCACGAAAGAAAGAACAATGCCAACACTTCAAGACTACGCAAACTCATGGTCAGACGAACAAGTCGACAAAGACATCCGAAACATCGAAGAAGAGCGAAAAAACGAGTCCCCATTCTTCAACCTGAAAGATGGTGAAGAGCGAGCGGTGCGGGTTCTTCCATCTCTGACGTTGGGTACGCCTTTCGTCCGTTTCGGCAAGCACTGGTACGATGACCCGGTCACAAAGAAGCCGATTAGGTTCGCTTGCCCCGAGAACACCCATGTCGCCGGCTTCAGTTCCTATAAGTGCCCGGCGTGTGCGCAAGCGTCAAACAAATACAACAGCTTCAATAAAGCGGATCAGGAAGAAGCGAAAAACATGCGCTCCAAATGGAAAGCGCTGTGCAACATCTTGGTTCGGCCCACAGACGCCGAAATCGAAGAAGCGCTTGAGCAGGGGCTTGAGCCTCCCGTCGGGAAGGTGAAACTTTGGGAGTTCTCCTCGTGGTCCGGCAAAAAGAACGGCAAAAACATGCACGAGAGAATCCTGGCTCTCCGTACGAATGCGCGCATTGGAGGAGCGTTACATGACCCGACGGAGAACGGTTTCGACATCCTCGTGAGCCGGGAAGGGGAAAAATTCAACACGAAGTATCACATTCACGCTCTCCGTGGTGAGCGTCGGCCGTTACACCCGGACAACGACCAGGCGATCAAGATTATCGAGGAGGACGCCCATGACATTCTGTATTGGGTAACTCCGCCGACGGCGGAACAACTGCAACAGGTTTTGCAGGGGGAACGCTATCGACCTTCCACACCCGGGCTAGGCTCTGCGACGGGTGCTCCGATGATCACCGCGACGGCCGGAGATTTGGTGTCCTCCGATGAGGGGTACGGTCGCGGCGGTGACACGGGTGCCGGGTTCTAGCTAGCAGCCGCCGGGGTAGCGCTTCATAGCGCCGAGTGGGTGAAAGGCCCACGCCAACTACAGCCAGGGAGTTTCGAGTGAAGGTAGCATTCATCGCTGACGTACACGTCGGCAACCATCGCTTGTTTGGTGGTCAAATGGTTTCGGGTTTGAATCAGCGTGCCCGGTCGATTGTTTATTCTTTGAAGGCGAGTGTATCAACGGCTTTGGCTAAAGGCGGGGCAGGGGTCGACTTGTTTTGCGTGGCTGGTGATTTGTTCGACACCGATCACCCGAGCCCGGCCCTCATCGATGCGGTTCAAGGTGCTTTCTGTTGTTCAGATCCCATCACGGGGAAAGTGGAGGGCGGCAGGATTCTCGTGGTCAACGGGAATCACGACATGACCTCGGAAGCCTCCGGTGGGCACACAGCCATCCTCCCTCTTCGTTGGCAGCACGACGTCAAGGTTTTCACGGGGACCTGCACACTCAACCGAGGGAAAGAAGGGGGTTTGGTCATAGTTCCGCATCGGGTGGGGCCTGCAAAAGATTGGCTGGAAAACGAGATAAATCGCCACATGGCGTTTGGTTTTGCGGGCATGGCTGGGCCAGCTCTCGCCAATGAAGTGCCGATGCCTAAGATCCTTGTCGTTCACTTGGGATTGGAAGATGAAAACACGCCGCCGTGGTTACGTGGCGCCGATGACAGCATCCACGTCGACCAGTTAGCGGATATCTGCGTGAGGCATAGCATCGGTTCGGTTGTTGCCGGCAACTGGCACACCGCAAAGACATTCGAGCGTCGTGGGGTAGTGATGCGTCAGATTGGTGCGCTGGTGCCGACGGGTTTTGACAACCCGGGGATGGATGGCTACGGGCGCGTTGTGATCTGGGAGGACGGAAAGTTCCTCGATGACCTCCATGTCCCTGGCGACCGTTTTCTCAAAGTATCTTCCCTTGAAGAACTCGCCGATCTTCACCGCACGTTGACGCCGTTTCCCGGGTTCACTGACCGCTACGTCCACGCTCAACTAAGTTCGGCCGATTGGTGGCCAGGAAAGCTTCTTCTTGATCAGATGATGGAGGAAAATCTGGTCACAAACTTCAAGACTTCGCGGTCCCCCGAGGAAGTTCGGTCCAAAGCGAAAGCCGCGGCGGAGGCCGTCGTCTGCCACGACACCCTCGGCGAGGCGCTTGAATCGTACCTCGATTCTGCCCAGCTCCCGGAGGCTGCTTATCCCCCGCGAGTTCGCTCTCTCTGCCAGAAGTTCTTGCAGATCGGCGGTCGAGATGGATCCTGACGCGTTGAGACTTCCGCTGTACACCCAAGCTGACCTGGAGTCAGACTCGGAGCTGAAGAACATCCCGCGCATTGAAAGGGGCCCTGACTGCCAACGCTGCCCACTTCACAAAGGTTCGCCTTTCGTTGGGTCGAGCGCCGACGGTCAACCGGGGGGACTGCTCGTGCTGGGGGAGTTCGCGGGGGAGGAGGAGTCCAAACGTTCCAACGGTCGCCCTTTCCACGGGTCGCGGTCTGGCCGTTACGTGCGGCAAAAGATTGGGACTCACTGGGATGGCCCGGTTGCGTACGACTACGCGTTACGGTGTCGCCCCTCGAAGATGCCTACGGGTGTTGGTCTGCGCGAAGCGGTTACCGCTTGCCGAACGTACACCGCTGGGATCGTTGAGGCCGTCAAGCCCACGAGAATCCTCGTGCTTGGTGAAACCGCCAAGGCATCCGTCTTCAACCGTTGGGGCTACCCGCGAGTTCGGAATGGGTACCAGTGGCTTCGTTTTGATGGGTTGGAGATCCCCGTTTTCTTCTTGCCTAAGCTGGGACCTACGTTCGGTAACAAGTTGCTAACCCGTGCGTGGGAAGACGACTTGAAATGGGCGCTCAAAGCAACCCCAGACCGCCCACCATGGGAACAGCACACCACGGTCATCCAAACCGTAGCGCAAGCGGAAGACGCCGTTGCCGATCTTCGTGACTCTCGTTGTGTCGTTTTCGACACCGAAACCTACGGCAACCCATACCGACGCAGTGAGTTCATGGTCTTGTGCTTAGCTGCGGGCCGTATCGACAGCGACGTCACGTACACGTGGCCCACGAGGGACAAATCCAACCCAGCGATCCGGCCCCTTCTTGACCTTCTCCAAGACTCGAAGGTGGGGATGGGAGGTTGGAATCTCAAGTACGACGTGGTCGCCGTGGAGGAGTACTTCGGGATCGAGTGCGCCGGGAAAATGGTTGACCCGATGCTGGTCCACAAACTTCTGGACTGCACCCAAGCGGCCGGGTTGGATGCGTGTTCCGAGCAGATTGGTTGTGGCGGCAGTAAATCCGAGGCACACCACTATGTTGAAGAAGCGGTGAAAGACATCCGCAAATTCCGGCGGATGGTGAACGCTAAACTGGCTGAGGAGAATTACGAGCGCGGGACCGGGTTCAAGAGGCGGCTGGAGATAGCAACCCAGCTGACGATGGACGACCCGCCACGGTGTTGCGAACGTCGGGACGTGTTCACGGAGGGGTATGACTCTTCGCGGTTGGTTCCGATGTTCAACGTTGCCGTGGCTATGCACACGGAGCACCCCAAACGGTACGCGTACGCGTTCATGCCGTCGGAAGTGGAATTCCGGTACTGCGCTCGGGACACCATGACGACGTCAAGGAATTGGCGACGTTTGTGGCCTGAGCTTTGTCGCACGGAGGACGTCAAACTTGCATGGGATGAAATCGTCCAACCGGCTACCCGCGCGGTGAGCCGCATCGAGAGAACTGGCATGTACGTCGACTCCGGAGCGCTCAGCGCGTTTCGTTCGCATTTGGAAATGAAAACGAGCGAGCTTGAGTCCCAAATCCTGGCGTTATCGGAGGGTTACGACCAAGGGGAGGTCAACATACGTTCAACGTCTGACTTGCAAAACCTGCTGTTTGGGACTTTGAAGTTGCCGGTAGTGAAGAAAACCTCGGGCGGCAAGCCGAGTACCGATCGAGAGTCTCTTGAAGAGATCAAAGGGCACCACCCGATCGTTCCTCTGCTCCTCCAGTTCCGAACCGTCACCAAACTTCAAGGAACGTACGGGGATGGGTTGGCGCCTCATGTGATGGAAGACAGCCGGATCCACTGTAGCCTCAAAATTACAGGCACGGAGACCGGGCGGATGTCCTGCAAAGAGCCCAACCTTCAAACCATCCCCTCGCGAGGGGATTATGCGAAGCAGATCAAAAACGTGTTCGCTGCACCGGTTGGGTACAAGCTCATCCAGTTCGACTATTCGCAGCTGGAGTTGAGGGTGGCCGCGATTCTATCGGGGGACCCTTTGATGCGAGAGATCTACGAGCAAGGCAGAGACTACCACTCCGAGACCGCGGCGATGATCGCCCCGAGCGCTTACGGGGTCGAGTTCGTGAGGCCCGATAAAGCGATGCGCGAAAAGCAACCGCAACAAGCCCACCACATGGACGACATACGGCGCGCAGCGAAAGCCGTCAACTTCGGGCTGCTGTACGGAATGGGGGACGCATCCCTCGCCGCCACAACAAAGGTCAGCGAAGCGCAGGCCGCAAAGATGCGCTCTGCCGTTTTCGGGAAGCTCCGCACGTTGAAGTCTTGGATCGACCAACGGGTACGGGATGCGGAACGCCGTGGCTACTCTTCGACCTATTGGGGAGGGCAACCGGCCAGGCGCCGCTACCTTTGGGGCATCGGGATCGAAGGAGAGACGCAATACGCCAAGAAAACCCGATCTAACGCGAAGAACGCGTCCTTCAACTCTCCCGTTCAAGGAAGCGCGTCCGACTATTGCATGGCTTCGCTCGCGGCGATCGACACTTACTTGCGCGAGGACGGGATCGATGGGCGCGTCGTGATGACCGTACACGACTCGATCATCCTCGAAGTCGTTGACAGGCAAGTGGATGAGGTGGCCCCAGAAGTCATCGACATCATGTCCGGGTGGCCTTCCGATGGCGTACCCCTCGTGGTGGATTGCGAATTTGGCCAGAGCTGGGGGGCTTTGAAACCGTGGCCCCAAGAAAACTAACCCACAAAGAAACGAGAAAACCGTGAAACCAAACGTTACCGTTCAATCCGAAGTCCAAAGCGTGGCAAGTCGTGCGCTGATCGATCAAGCCAAGCGCCGCATTCTTCAAGCGCGCGTTCCAGGCAGCGAAAACGTATCCGACCAAGCCATGACGACGGTCGCCTATGCGTACGTTCTCGGTGTTGCTGACATGCAAGAGGGATCGGCACCCCCGAAGGTACACCAAGCCGCCCAGCTCATTCTTCACGGGCGGAGGGGGTCATGACCAACGACGAGAAGCTCTATTTCCTGGCCAAAGTGTTGGTCCGGCAAGGCGAACGCATCAACCTCGCTGCCGAGCAGTGGAACGAAGAGGACCCAAAAGACGGGTCCGAAACATCGGCACGGATCCAAGGTCGAATCGAAGCCGCCAAGGCTTTCTCCGACGGTTTACGCGCCGACATCGATGCAACGCTATCGGTCAACGAGGTCTACGACTTGATCCGGGATGAGCCGCCGGAACCCTCCGCAGAAGGTGTGGACGAAATAGAGCGGCTGCGCCGAAAGCTCAGGGTCGAGAAGTCCCGCGCCGAAATGTTCCAGGTTCAGCTCCAAGCGTACGAAAGGGCGATGAGTCATGCGCGTCAAGCGATTGAAGATCCAGGGCCTCACGAAGCATGAGAACACCCACATTGACTTCCCCGAGTCGGGTCTCGTGGTCATCACGGGTGACAACGGCTCGGGCAAGTCATCGATCATCGAAGCGGTGAGCGTTTGTTTGTGGGGCAAATCCTTGCGTGGTACGGACTTGTGGAACGGTCCCGGAGAAGTTGAAGTCGAAACACACGACGGTGTCACCTACCAACGGCGCCGCATGAAAACAGGCCGAACAACTCTCAAAACTGAAGGCGGCCCGCAATTTCAGACGGCGCAAAGGGCCAAACGCGAGCTGGTCGCCGTCGACCACAAACGGTGGCAACGAAGCTGTGTGTTCTCTTTCGAGGACGTCGTCGGGTTCACCCGAGCCACCGACGCTGAACGCAAGAAGATGCTGGAAGGGATCTTGGGATTGGAGCGTTTCGACGTCGCGCTCAAGATGTGCCGGGAAGAGCTGGCCGACGCACGGAACAAGCGCACCGAAGCGGAGCACGCGTTGACGATGGAACGTCAACAACACCACAATTTGGAATGGTTGTTCCGGCAAGTGAAAGGAACCTTGTCCGAGCAAGACGAGTTCGATTTGGAAGGTGCGCGGGTTCAGATGAAAGCGTTGTGCGAGATCTTTGAGCGGGACACGGCGCTGGCGACCGAGAGC